ACATGATGACTGCTGGCACGTTGAGCTATATTTTCGATAACTACGCAACAATTGCCAGTCTCGGAACAGCAGCAGAAAGGAACGTAGGTACCGGTTCTGGTCAAATCCCCGACATGTCATTTTTTGCAGGAACCAGTGCTAGTAGCGGATATCAATATTTCCCAAATGGGAAATTGATCCAGTGGGGTACTATCGGCCTTAACTCTTCACCCTCAGGAACTACTATTGGAGTATTCCCTATAGCATTTCCCTCAACTGGCTACCAGATAGTCGTAACACATGACAACCCACTCGATGGTACGCTTGCGTATGGAGCCGCAAGCATTATTAGCCCGACACAATTTAGAGTGAACGCATGCGCAATTAACACGAGCACATTTACCCTGAATCCAGGCTATGCAATGACACTTCGCTGGTTTGCTATCGGAAAATAAAAATGAACAGATATCTGTATGATGCGGTAACTAATGCCTTTTATCCATTAGCATTGAAGTCCATCTACCAAGAAAGTGGCTCCTGGCCTGCTAAGGGAGTAGATGTTGACGAAGAAACTTACGAAGAGTTTCAAAATCCTCCGACCGGGAAAGTGAGAGCGCCTGATAGCGAAGGCAACCCATCTTGGGTAGATATTCCGCCCGCTCCTAATGAAGATTTACGAAAAGCAGCTCTTTCTATGCTAAGCAATACCTATCAGGATGATATAGAAAAACTCAACAGGGCGTGGCTGGCTGCTGCCGTTAATGATGGTGTAAATGAAACGACAAAAAAAGATGCAGTTTTAGTGCAGATTAATGCAAGAAAATCGCAGTATGCAACAGACAGGGCAGCAATTATTGCTCAATACCCATAGCTGAGTGGAGAAACGCATGCAAGACAATGAATCCTCACAAACTAACGAAGTACAGTCATCTTCTGAAATAACTGAAGTTAGATTCTGCCCTATTTGTGGAACACAAATGTATCAAGGGATGCGCTATGGATTCCTTTGTTGGATTTGTCCTGAGTGTGACTTTGATGAGCCTGTGTGAACAATAGCATTTTTAAAGAAAGTTAAGCCCACTTCGGTGGGCTAATTGAATTTTATCGGAACTTATCAATCTGAAGGTATCTCATTAGCCCTAATCTAGACGCCTCTTCTGATGCGTCATCATTTGCTTTCAGATAAAAAGAACGTGCTACTGGGTATGGTGCCATCTCGGATGGTAAAACAGAATATGTAAATGACTTGCCTTTATCTTTTATATTACATTTTATGCTCCACTGATGTTCGTTGCTTACAGCGCCGGAGCATTCGGTTGGGCCATAATAACTCGATAGGTATGAACTTAGTCGAGTAACAGCATCCTGAACATAATCAGGTTTGCTCTGCATATAGCCGATAGAACCCATAGAAAGTACAACAAACGAAATTGCTGATGCTGATAAAATTAGATTCCGATTCATACAAAGAATTCCTAGCAATGTGAATATGAAAAGCCGCTGATGAGCATTCGCAGATCGTAGCTATATACATTTTAATGGCTTGATAATAGCCACCAATGACTTCGTACTTAAAGTTGGTTTTGCTGATCAATCACCTTCCATTGATCGTTAAAAGCTATCACGCTTAAGAAGAAGACAAACTTAATGAGCGGTTAAACCCAGGACGGGAGAGGAGGATAGTGAAAATCCAGCTTGGGATTTTTTTCTGTCTGCATATTGATCACCGCCACCGATCAATAATACTGTATTTACATACAGTAACTATCGGAGGTGCATCATGGGATTCCCGAGCCCGGCAGCAGACTACGTTGAAGAACGCATATCACTCGACAAGCGCATCATAACCAGGCCATCGGCTACGTACTTCATGCGTGCAGGTGCTACATACTATCGCGAAGGCATACTCAG